GCAATCAGGATCTCCTGAAGCAGTAATACAGATAATCCGTTGTCTCCCTTTTTTACTGTTTTCGGCTCAAACATATAATGACCTCCTGTAGTATGGTCTCCGGATCCGTTATCCGGGATGATATTGGTTACAATGCTGTAATCCGGGCGGCAGAACTTTGTTCCCGGAAGCTGACTGTTATAATAAGCTTTTTCGCACACGCCTCCGCCATTGGCAACAATGCCGGATGCTCCACTGGTGTTGCCCTCAATGGTCCAGAACCTATCTCCTGATACCCTAGTGACAATTCCGGTATGTGCAAATGTACCGTTGCGATAAAAAATGACGATATCGCCCTTTTTCGGGTTTGCATACCTGGTAAATTTGTTTCCCAGATCCGGGCAGTATACATAAGGCCAGTGCTTCAGGAGCTTTTTGGCTGCTGTCAGACCAAAAGCTTTGTAAAAGCACCAGGACACAAATCCTGCGCACCATGGCTGTGCCTGATAAGACGGAGCAATATCCCTCCAATATTTTGTATAGTTACCGCTGCCTGCGTTGGCCGTCTTGCTGTCCAGTTGACTGTTGGATCTCTTTTCCAGATATCCAATCTCTTCCTCTGCGATTCCAATCACTGCATTCATTGCTTCTGCTGCTGTCATGCCGGTTTCCTCCTCTACTGCATATGCCCGGATCATCTCGATCACCTTTTTCTGCCGGGTAGTATAGTCACCTACCTGATTGTTGTTTGATTTATCCGCCGGATCCGTACAGAGGGCTGCATAAATCCGCTCAGATGTATAAGGTTTAGCCGTCTTAGCCAGAATCCTTTTCAGTGCTGTAGCTCCGCCCTGGTGGATGATGTTAATACATTCCATCATTGCGGTATCCGGCATAGTTCCGTAGGTTTTGGTAATACTCTCTGCATACTCTCTAATCTGGGTATCCATCAGCTTATCCTGGGATTTAATCCCAACAGGTGAGGAGATAATCTTGATAATACACTTTGCTTTTGCAGACGTAGGAGAGATTGCGTATCTGGACCAGTTTTTATGCAACAGATCATCTGCGATACCCTGAGTATCCAGACGTTTAAACTGGGCCGGGTCTGCTCTCTGGATCTCCTGCAGGAGCTGCTTTGCTTCTCCTGCGTACCACTGTCCTGCTCCGATGGTAATTGCCTTTTCGTTTGGCGTGTTGGCTCCGGCACCGATAAAAGCATCGTATCTCTGCTTTCCGTATACCTGTCCGCCCGTTTCTGCTGCGTAAAGAATTTTTCTTAATACCTCAATGTTCTTTTCGATCATAATATTTTCCTCCAATAGAAAAATAGAAAAAGAGGACGGTCACTCGCCCTCTACCTCCGGAATACCTGCCACGCTGGTCAGAATGCTTACAATCCCTGCCACAACAGCAGAGGATACTACCATCTGCCAATCCACAGCGCTGATTACCGCTCCTGTGCCGATTACAGCTACGGCGGTCTGTGCCATGGTTTTTACTGCACGGATACCGGCTTTTTTAAGCCACTCTACAGTGTTTACGTTTGGTTTTAATACGCAATTTTTAAACATAAGATTACCTCCTACAATCCAATCTGAGCAACCACAAGGCCAAATACAGCCCCGATTGCCAATGTTAATAAGTACCACTTTACTTTGCGCCATGTGTCTCCGTCCCTGCTCTCCAATTCTTCCAGACGTCCCTCCTGTCTGGACTGACTCTGTGCCATCTGCTCTACAGACTGGGCAAGGCTCTGTACGCTGGCGGTAAGCTCTCCAATCTGGCGGACGGTTTCTTCCAGGTCGCCCAATCTGTGGTTCATTCGCTTGTGTTCGTCTTCCATCCGCCTGCGGAACTCCTCGTGCTCCGCTCTGCTAATAGGTGTGTCCATATTCTGTCTCCCTACTTATTATTTTCGCATTAAAAAAAGACCTCTACGGTCTGTCTCTGATTGCCATATTGTCCTCCTGCAAATCTGCTTTATGATCTTACAATGCAGTCCTCGTACCCATCTGTAATAAGGATGGATTCTACATCGTTTCTCCATTTTTCGTAAATTTTTACTTTAACAAAATAAGCTCTGTACTTATTCTGACCAGCTTCTAAATTCTTGTCTGCCTGTTCCATAATTCTTTTCGCAATAAATGTTGTCATATCTACCATTTCTCCTTCTCCTTATATTCCCATCAGGGATGGGATCACGTCTGTTAATATGTTATCTATTGTTGCGGTTAGTTCCATGTTTGCTTCTTCCAGCATTGCAACTTTTTCTGTCAAATCCTTTTCTTTTTCCTCTTCGTAATCCAGGTAAAAATCGGGATTTGACTTCACATCTGTTTCCGTGACCGTATTTGGATCAACGGAAAAGATATTCGTCGTGTACGCATACATGATCTGCTTTACTCCTGTTTCCGGATCAACAATCATTTCTTCCTCGCCAATGTACTTATTAACGATTACATCAGCTCTGGATTCGCTAACCCTGGTGTATCTCACATCAGGCTGCGTTTCCGTGTACATTGTTTTTTGCTTCATTTCTGATCACCTCTCTTGCGATTTGATAAGCTGTGTCGTATTTGCTTTTTCTTTTGAATTTAGCAGAATCAGATACCTTAATAAAACCATGCCGCGACATAAACCCTCTACACACCTTCAGATCAGTGTTAACTCCGTATTTTCTTATGGTTTTTATATCATCGGAAATCCTGAAGAAAATCCTTCTTCTGATGGTTGTGTGATCTTTGTAAAACCGGTATCCAACCACATCCACAAAAGAACCAGGTTTAAACAGGTCTATGACCTGATAAGTATCATGTTTTAATTCCAGACCCAGGGTGGATTTAAGATATCCAATAATTATCTTCATCGCCCTTTTCATGTGCTTTTTGTTTGCTCCGATAAAAACCATATCATCCATGTAAAAGACAACCCGTGTGAATGGATGTATTTTCTTTATCCTGCCTGTTTTCCTGTCTTTTCTGTTTACACAAGCCATCTCTGTAGCGTAATGATAAGCGTAGGATAGAAAGTAATTTGCCAAATACTGTGATAAGTATGTGCCTATGCAAAGACCAACATCATTTTTGCTGTATGTCGATACAAGAGCGGTCGCCAAATATAATACACCGTCATTTTTAATATCTCTTTTTAAAAGTGAGAATAAAATATCATGCCGGATTGACTGGTAACATTTCTTTATATCGCTTTTTATTACATATCTTGCCTTTTTGTATTTCTGCCGGATGCACTTCTCAATCGCTTTCTTTGCGTGTTTTTGCCCGCGATTTTTAATGGATGAACACTGATAGTATCCGATTTTTGCATTCAGCATGGGTTTTAAGGCATTTACACAGATATAATCATACACTTGTTGCTTGATGGACGTGATTCCGATCACGCGTGTTTTGCCACTGGACGGGTCAATACGTTCCTGGTATTTTATCGGGTTTAACTGTATGTTTCTGGTTTTGATTTCCAGAAACAATTCCCTGGCGATATAGGGAGCTAATACATCATGGTAAAATGCAAAATTCCTGCGTATGTCGTTATGTATAAAATCGGCGGTTTTGTGTATGTCTTCTGATTCTGTAAGTCCTCCTTTAATATAATAATCCGCCAGAAAATAAGATGTATCTTTGCGGTTCCATCTTACAATGTTTTTGGTTTTATGTGACAAGCACTCAAGCATGGATTCCAGGATAAAATTTTCGGTTAATTTAAAGCTGCTTAAATACCTTTTCATTTTTTATCTCCTATATTGACATCAGGGGCTTTTGGCTTTACTACTAACCCCGGCATATACCACGTTACGCATATGCCCCGTAGCTGCGCCCTGTATGGGAAGCCACGGTACGTTTTTCAGCCAAAATTCTCACAGAGTGAAAGATAAGTAAAACTTATGCCCTTCCAAGGTGCGGCACACAATCTGAAATAGTTTTTTGTTGGCAATTAAAGTTAATATATTCGCGCGAGGATATTCCACCTGGTATTCCCGAGCCTGTTGTTGCAATTCGCGTAAAACGCGCCGCTGGCGCCCCTGTTCCTGAGATTACCGAGCAACTGGAACCACGCATCAATTGTGTGTCCTTTATATATTAATTTTATTATTTTTATTAGAAAAGAAGGGGAGTACCCCTCTTTGCTGCGCTACGCTACGCAAATTCACCCCTGAAAACGTTTAGGGATAGGCGCGCGAGGATATTCCACCCGGCATGCCCGAGCCCGTCGTTGCAACCCGCGCAAAACGCGCCGCTGGCGCCCCAGTTCCAGAGATTACCGAGCAACAGGAACTCTCTCTGTCCTGTTTCGGCGGCATCAAAATAAATTCCATCGCAGAATCCTGTGTTTGTGCCGCTTCCGGAAGCACCTGCTTTTGTGATTATATTCATCCCGTTTTCGGTATCGATAAAAATTTCTGTTCCATAATTCCATTCATTGTTTCTTTCTACCGTCATTTGCTTTGCAAGTTTTACATAGGTTTCTTTTGCTGTGGTGACATTGGTAGTAAGCTTGGTGGAATCTATACAAACATAAACATCTCTTGTGAGTCCGTCTACGATATCCATAAATGTATTTCCGGGTATTTCATAGCCACCTACCATTAATTCAATTCCTTGGATCACGGAAGGGTATAACATCGATGATATCTGACTTTTTGTCTGGCAGAAACAACCATCTCTTCCGAGGATATCGTCCGAGAATCCGCTTTCCCAGTGGATCGAGCTGACCCATGTGGTGGCGGTAGTAGTAATATTGCTTGCGATGTCCAGCACAAGAGCCTTGTTTTCCGCGTCTACCTCCACGATGTCAAGGATTTTGGCAGAATCGCATAAATTATATGCTACTGTGGCACCTCTGTCCGGAGCTTTGCTGCCATCTCCTGAGTCTCCAACCAATACACATGACCCGATCAAAAACTTGTCCGCCTCTGTTTTTTTAAGAACAACACGTTTTGCATTGGATTCCGGAACAGACACAAGATACTGATAATTATATGTAAAGCATCCACCGAGGACGTTGTTCCAGTTTTTGTTTGCATATTTAAGTAAAAATGTAGTCTGGATGTATGCGTAATCGTAGCTGCTTCCAAAGCAGTATTCATCTCCACGTTTCTTTGCTTCCGTTACGTTGTTGTTGCAGCTTGGCAAGTTTCTTGTCGGGTTTACTCCGTAGTATGATCCGAGTGTTCCCTGAGAGTTTCTTCCAGCTATATATTTTCCGTAAAGACAAAAATTACGCATGCCATCTGTTTTTCTCGCTTCCGGACAAAGTACATATCCTTCGCGCGGAGTATCAGATCTGGAATAGTATAAATATCCGTCCTGTTCCCACGCTTTATGGTAATAAGGCATACCAAGGACAAAGGTATCTTTTTCTTTTGGATCAAACCCTACATCGCCCTTTATGGCAGTGATTTTCAGTTTCCCGTCAATTTTCTCTACATTGCAATCATAAGTCCGGAAAAGTGGAATGGTTTCGTAATCGTCTCTGCCTTTTTCTGTAATTGTGGACGCTTCCACGATAAGCCCTGTATTATCGTCCAGCTTTTCACCTGTGGCCACCTGGGACGTCTCCCACAGAGGAAAACGTACAGTATATTTCTTTCCGGTTCTCTGCATGGCAAAAAAGTTCCGGAAGAACGTATCTGTGTAGGCAGAGGTTTTAAGGTCGCTTATATCCTTTTTGTTGGTGTTGATTTGCTCCCGGTCTGCAACAATCTCCTGAGTGGCTTGCTGCACATCTGCCAGTTGTTTTTGCCCCTCTGTTTTAACCAATTGTACCTGTTGTGCGCCGGTGTCTGCGGCTGCCTGTACCTGTTCAGTTCCTTTTGCGGATACCTTTTCAATCTGGGCAGTACCCTCTGTTTGCACTTCCTGTACCGCCGTGCTTTTTACAGTTCCTATTTCTTGTACAGCTGTATTTCCGGCGGTACGTACTGCTTCTACCTGTTTGCTTCCTTCGTCCGCAACCTGTTTTTTAATGGCATCTACATTCAGTCCAAAATCATTGACTTTTTCATCCAATTCCTGTTTTGCCAGATTTTTTTGCTCGGTGATGTACGTTCCCGTCTGGTCTTTAACTGCCTGGACAGACAGCTCCTCCTGCTTTTTGACAGCTGTGTTGGCACTCTGTCTGGTGGTGTCGATCTCGTTCAGTGCCGCCTGCAATTTGGCATCGATATTGGGGATCTGGGCATCTACGTCCTGTTTGGCGCGCTCTGCCGCCTGTCTGGACGTATCTGCCGCACTTGCGTATCCTGCCGCCTGGTTTTTACTGGCAAGTGCACTCTGTGCGGAATCCTGTGTGTCTTTATGGAGCTGAGCAACATCCGCCTGCATAGCCTCGATCTCACTCTGGGAGAGTTCCACAGCCGCTCTGGACACTTCCACCTGCTTTGCTTTTTCGGTCACCTCGTCGTGCATGGTGATGTATTCCGGTGTCAGGCCGCCTGGAAGAGTTAATATCTGCCAGTGCTCCGTGTTAATTCCCGGTACTGGTGGTGTGCCGGTGATCTTGGTTCCCAGCTCTGCCAGACACATGTATGAGCCACCATCCATACTTACTGTGTCGAGGTATTCGTAAAACGCTTCCGGATCATACTCGCCCCGTGGGTTCAGGGAGATGTTACCCAGATCTGTTTCTGTGTAATGGTTTTCTGTTTTCATGATCTTCCTCCCTTTAAAAATTAAGTCGGTAAAAAAGTCTGCTTCCAATCCGGATAAACCGTACCTTGTCGATCTCCGGATCGGAGTACATCTTAAGGCGTCCATTAACCACCTTAAAAGCGGCAAAGTATACGTTCCCGGTGTCTCCTTTTAACTGCTCTTCTTTCCCCTGGACGTACCGGTCGATTTCTTCTTTTGCCTCTTCCACCCTCCCGGGAATTTTAGCTGCAGTGTCAGCTGCCTCTCCGGCATAATACTTTGCATTGTCCTGTGCCCGCTCCGGGAGATCTTCCCGGCCATGCGCCCAGCCCTCTGCCTGTTTTTCGGATTCTGCTGCCTTGTCTGCAGATTCTTTTACCTTTTGGACAGCCTCGTGAAAGATATCCGGGTCCTCTCCACCACCTGGGACTTCCGGCTCTGGGCGTGACTTAACCCGCAGCTTGATCTTATACTCTGTCTGGCCAGATGTATCATCAGTCAGGTATACAAACGCAAAAATATCGTAGTCACTGGCAGCCCCATCATTTTGCAGCATACTATCTGGAATCACTACATCTGTCACGCCATCCTTGGTGACACCAACGCGCATAACAGACGTTCCACCAGTCTCCTGCAGGGAAAAGTGGATTTCCACTGCAGACGGAAGATGTAAACCCTGTATCCGGAGGGTCTGGCCGTAATCATACTGCCACAGGCCGTAAGCATTGGCCATGGTGGTGTCTGGATTAAATATTGCTGTGATCATTTCATCCCTCCTGTTCCGGAGCTTTTTCTTCCTGATTTTCTTCTTTCTGTTCTGTCTGTTCTTTTAGCAGCTCCTGCCGCTCTCTTGCAACCGCCATGGAGATCTCACTGCAGGCATCCTTCCGAAGATCTGCCAGGATCCCGGATATGATCCCGTCCAGTATGGAGGATGGCAGTCCTGTCTGTTCTTTTACGTTGATCACTGTATTCATCAGCACGTTTTTGGCATCTTCGATTACTAAAACAAGAGGTCTTGCATTCATTTTGTATTCTCCTTTAACTCTTTGATTTCTTTGTATAGGTTCTGGATCAGCTTTAACATCGGCGGAATCAGGGTACGGTAATTCCAGTCCTCAACAGAGGTATCCGGATTGACCATTGCGCACTCCGGGAACGCCCGGTAAACATCCTCTGCATAAAATCCCGGCATGGGCTTGTCTACAAAGCGGTCCCCCTTTACCAGATATCCCTCTTTGTATTTGAACCACACAACCGGGATATCCAGCAACTTCTCTGCTTCAGCATCTTTTAACATAGCAATGTGATCTTTGTACCGCTTTGAGGAAGAAGACAGTGCTGCAATGATCGCTGTACCGCTTTCCCGGACAAGATGTGTTCCGCCACTGGTTGCCGGAAGTCCTTTAAAAATAATTTCTCCTGTGGATCCATCTCCAAAATCATCGCTGCGGGTCGCATACACATGCAGTCCATACTTAACCGTCAAGGCCCCATCATCATAAGAAAGTCTGGAATCTCCCATCTTGATAGCGGCCCCAACAATAGCAAAAGAACCATTGGACGTATTAAAAGTAAAGCTGCTTTCTCGTCCATTGGAATCACTGGAATAAAATCTTAATCCGTTTGTACCGATATATACACCTTTGGTTTTTGATGTCAGTCCTGTACATCCATTGGCAATGGATGCATTTCCTATGTTAAACCCACCTATCGTGGCATTAAGTGCTTTCAGGTCATCAACATCTATGTACTTGCCTTTTACATACAGCTGATTGTTGTACATATAGATCCCATCCATGGCTCCATTGTTGGTGAGCATGGCCAGGATATCCGCCGGCGAATAACTATGTACCACCTCTGGGTTGTAAGCGTAAACATAAGCTCCGGATCCGATACTTGCAAATCCTCCGATTGTAAAGTTTTCGTACCCCTGTGTATTGGGTGTTGTAACCGGGGCGGTAAACCGGAATTGTTTCCATGTGCTGGTCAATGCACAGTTATACGTGACACGGTTTAAAGATACCATGATCGTACGTGACGTATTGGATTTTAGCCACACACGGAGCTCGTACTGTCCTTTTGCCTTTACCGGGTTATTATTGCTGTACCTGGCAGATATAAAGCAATCCCCAGATGTACCGTACAATCGCACAGCCTTTGTTCCGCCATCCGGATCCGATTGTCCCTGCATGATAGTTCCAGAGGTATTCCAGTACTGGTTCAGGCTTTCCGTGGACAGATCAGCGCCCTTCAGGAGGTTTCCGGTTTTTTGGTCTGCATAGATCTTAGCCTCAGATAGCGCCTGGGCAGTTTTATTGGATACATAGGATTCCGTGGCAACTGCATTTCCCGACAGGCTAAAGGTGCTGGCATTAATATTTACATTTCCACTGTCGTCAATCGAAAACGTCGTCTGGTTATAAATATTTTTCACGCTGATGCCTTTTGCATTGATATATTTACCGGCAAGAGTTCCGGCTAAGATATAATTTGCATTAATGTACAGCATCCCGTTTTGAAGATAAATCCCTTGATTCTGCCCTCCATTGGTCAGTTTATTAAACACTTCCGTCTGGCCAAGACTGGTATCGTATTTATTGATCGCACCATTGACATCAGAGATATCCACATACTTTGTATCAATCCAGTCACTGGCGCTATAATAGCCGCTTTCTCTTTCGTAAATACATATTTTAATTTCCGCCTGGCCGTTCTGTGTGGAAGTAGCCCATAAATCCCCCTTATGGTATGGCGGCTTCGGCTGCGACACAAAGATCTGAGCCTTTCCATCTATGCTGTCAAATACAGAACTTGGAGGCTGGATAGTTAATTCTACCCAGGAACTTCCGTTCCATCTGTAGTACCTTTGTGTTCCTGTGTTGTACCACATATCACCGATATGCTCTGTTTTCATCTCAGACGTACTCCAACTGTAGGATGGATCCGTTGACTGATACCAGGTTTCTGCCTTTTTATCTGCCTGCTGCTCCAGCGCCTCTATCTGCTGCTTAAATTCTCCGTTTATAAATGTGTTCAGAGCAGTATCATCTGTATATTTACTGGCCTTTACCCAGTCATAAGACGAATAGCTTCCAGATGTCCTGGAAGTCTGGCAGCGCATAATATCCCCATTACTTCCCTGGACCCACAGATCACCGATCTCATAGGGAGGCTGCGGAGTTGATACAAAAACCCGGCGTTTTGAATCAGCTGTATCCAATGCATCAGCAGCATCCGCCAGGGCTTTTGTTACATCCGTATCCTTTACCAGCTGCCACTTCCATGTATAACCGTCTTTCAGGAAACGGTAGGAAAATCCTTTTGACTTCCAGAAAAACAAATCTCCCATATGCTTCTGACGGTCCGATTCCGTAGTCCACTGGGATGCGGGAATATTCTGCAGTGTAGGCTCGTAATCATAATAAAACGTCTCAACCTGCCCATCCACCTGCGCCTGGATACCTTCTATCTCAGGAGTATACACATTGTTGATAAAAGCATTGAGTTTATTTTGGGCAATCTCGTCAATCGTTTTTCCCTTTAAAGAAAACGTATCTGCTACAATGTCAACTCTCCCTGCGTCCGTGTCTGCCCGAAACAATACCTGCCCCTGTGCATCTTTGACTACAAATGCCCCTGTATTGATCCAGTCTGCGTTTAATCCGATTGTGTTCAGGATTTTTGTGATCATCTCTCCATCCACAAGAGCACCAATATTCCAGCTTTCTCCACCGTTGGTAGACATTGCCCATCCTTTGGCATTAAACTTTATCAGGACTGTAGATTCTTCTAGGGTAGGTTTATCTCCAAAATACAGGACCATGCTTCCATCTTCCAGAGTTTCTGTAAATGGATATAGTCCATTCCCTGTGATCATTGCATCCTTCAGGTCTTCTATGGCTTTTTCCCATTCTGTTTTATTCTGAGATAACCCATTGATAAATTCTTTATGAAGCCTTGTTGCTTCACTGTATCGCGTCAGAGCTTTTCTTACCGGTGATTCTGCACTGCAGGTAAAACTCTGGGTTCCTCCGCCATTATACTGGGTTCCTGTGACGATTGTTTTGTACATATTATTCTTGCGGTCTGTCACAAGCCCAATATCTCCGGATTCTACTGACGGATCACTTTGACAAATAACATTCAGTGGACGGAACCTCAGACCATTCAGCTTTTTCCCCAGATATTCTGCAACCCGATTACCTTTTTCCCCTTGAATCAGACGGTTTCCTGTGACTTCCAGCACATACCCGTCTTCACCGTACTGATAAACAATCTCTGTGCCAGAAGCTTCACTGTCTTTACTTTCTTCTGTAACACGGATTCCTGTAATGACCACATCGTCTGTTTCTATCAGACTTCCGCTTTTTAATGTGTTCATTTTTACTACATTGGTATTTTCCTGTAAATCAGAAGCTTCCTGATCCAGAAGTTCCATGCGGTACCACTGAAGTGTAAGCTGTCCGGCATTATTGATCCTGGCATATTTACAGGCAATCTGTGCCACCCACTGAACCACCTGCCGGAAAGTCAGAGAAGAATCATCCGGTCTGGCATCTACCACAAAATCTGAATTGTCAAATACCGCCGTATCCGGAGATATTTTAACATCACAACAGCTACAGGCATCCTGAAGGATTTCCCGCAATGTTGCAGGATACTCCAATTTACTCTTGGTATACGGCTGATCAAATGATATCATTTCATCAAAGGCGGATACCGTGATAATATCTCCCGTATCCCTTCCCGGCTCTGCATGAAAAACCCCTTTATCCAGCCATTCTGTTTTTCCGTTGATTTCAAGTCCGGATCTTGGTCGGAGCTCTGCCCCGGAAAAGCTTTTCTTCGTCAATGCTCCATCCGTATTGTCAATCCTGATAACAAGCTGCTTTGCGATTGCAGAACCTATATCAAAACTTCCACTGTTAGATACTTCATCCGTGATACTGAACTGAAAAAGACCAGCATCCTCTACTGTTTTTGTACTTCCATCAGAAAAGAGGATCTTCACCTGATTATGCAGTATCCGGTTGTCTTTAATTGCTTCTTTATATGCATTCGTTGTAGGAATCATTTCGTCACCTCTGTATAATATCTACAGATACACTTTTATAATAAAAAATTCCATCACCAAGCCATCCCAGCTGTTCTTTTGATAAAGTTCCTCTGTACGACTGTATGGTTACGTCTATTCCATCGTCATGAAACGAAAACGGGAAATACCCCGGAACCAGAGTATTTTTTATCAACACTTCCTGTTGCTCCGTGAGTACTCCCCATTTGATCGATACCGTTTTCTTCTCTGCCACCGGATCACCTACCATGTATCCTGCCAGTGTGCGCCCGGTATCGGAGGTCCAGATAATCTCATCGTTTACCGATAAGCTCACTGGTGCAGGGAGAACGATGCTCCCTGACCATAATATTTTTCTTTCTTCCATCAGTCTATCCCCACTGTATTGTATCTAATGTCCATAACCTCCTGCGCTGCCTTGTTGGCTCTGGCAATTTGTGTTCCATCAAGATAAAAGCCCATATCGGATAAAGCTGCAATAATTCTCATGACTGCACGGTTGATGATACGTTCAAAATCATCACGGGTAATGCCTGTTCCAGCCACTGCATTTACTGCTTCCATTGCCATTTCCCTTAATTTATTTTCCGGGGCAACAATTTCTCCATAATGTCTGTTGTCACCGATCATGGCCAGCCGCGGCGTATTCTTTTCCACGTATCCGCCTTCGGCCAGATGCGGAATGGTCGGTACTCTTGGAAGAGATAAACCATAGTGTCCATAATGTCTGGTTCCGGTAATCGGATTTGTAAAATCGTAGCTGAAGGAAAATGCACTTTCAATGGCAGACAGGCCGGAATTTAGTTTATCCATCAAACTGTTTATAATGTCAATCACTGCATTCAGAGGAGTTTTGGCAAGAGAAATCAAACTGTCAAAAACGCCTCCGAATATATCCTTGATTCCATTCCATGCCCGCTCCCAGTTTCCGGAAAACACACCAGTTATAAAATCTATGATGCCGTTAAATACCTTTTTGACATTTCCCCAGATACGTTTTGTCGTACCCAGAAATGTATTGAGTACCTGCCCAAACACTCCAAAACTCTGAGACCAGTCTGTAGCAAATACACCTTTTACAAAATCCATAAATGGTGTAAAGATATATTTCTGCAGAAAGTCAAATACGGATCCGGCAATTGTCTGAAATCCCTCCAGAATCTGTCCAATCCCATCCCAACACAGGCTGAAATCATCTGTAAACGCGCCTGTACAAAAATCCAGGAAGCCTCCCAGAATATCTGAAATTCCTTTAAACACATCACCAGCAACCGCAAGAAGATCAAGAATGATCTCTCCGATTCCCGCAATGATCGGCCCCAGTACCGGCATGATTGTATTTACAATCCACTCTACAAAAGGAACCAAAGCCGTTTCCCATAAAGCTTTTAGATTATCAAAAATCTTTCCCAGCAGATCAGCAATCCCATTAAGTGCAGGCTGAACATGTTCTGCCCATACCGTACTGAATTTTTCTGCCAGATAATCCAATACCGGCGCAATATACAGATTGTATGCATCTGTAATAGTTCCGACAATGTCAGAGATTCCTTTCGCCAAAGAATCAAAGAACGGTTTTAAATGCTCATCATACACCTGGTTCAGCTTTTCAAAAGTTTGTACAACCGATGTATGCACCGCATCAAATACCACACGCACCTGCGATAATACTGATTCCAGGGCAGCCTTGATCTTATCTGTATTCTGGGTTATAGGTGTTACAACAAGCCCCAGGAAGTCTCTGCTGAACTTCCCTCCAAGATCAAGAACACCAAGAAAGCCATCAGAAAACACACCTATAATATCTGCTGTAATTCCCTTGGCATCCTCACCGGAAAATATATCAAAGATATCCGCACATGCTACTGCAAAATCACCTGCAAGCTCTGCAATCTCTCCGGATACATCAAACAGGGAAATAATCCTCTTCTGAATATAGGTCTTGCTTTTCTTCAGATATTTTTCAAATCCGCCAATCAGATTGTCTGCTGCCGTCAGACCAATTCTTGCCGTTGCTCCTACAATCTTTCCCAGCGCTTCCGCAATTTTATCCGCACACCGATTGGCTGCTTTAATCAGCTTGGGGTCTGTAAATATCTCGCTTAAAGTCTTACGGATATTTTCAAGACTTTTCTGTATGGATGCAATCTTATTTTCAGAATCCCCGAACCCAATCTGGAATCCTCTTTTAAAAATATCCGCAAGTTCTCTACAGCGCTGAATCAAAGCCGATACACTTTTATCAACCTTGTCGATCACCGTCTCACCCTGAGAAAGACTGCCAAAATCCACAGCGCTTCCACCGGTTCCTGCATTCCCTCCGCCGGAAGGCCCTGAAGAATCAGAACCACTGTCTTCTGAACTATCATCCAACCGATTGATCTGATCGAAGCCCATCAGCGCGCGCATTTCCTTTGCAGCTTTCTTGGCCGACTTCGCAACACCATTGTTTGAAGAAGCCATATTGTCAGCTGCTGCAGAGGCACTTTCCATTCCAGTGCCTGCATTTGCCGCCGCAGTTCCCATCTCTGCAATCTGGCTTCCAGCGGAAGAGCCTCCGTTTTTTTTACCTGTAATCAGCTCTGTAAATGCCTTAAAAGCATTGGCCAGAGTTGCCAGTTTCCCGATCAGGGTGTTTACTACCTTGATAATCGGCGTAAACAGATTGATCAGACCCTGTCCGATCGTTGCCTTTAAACTGTCAAGCTGCAACTTCAGGATACGTACCTGGTTTGCCCAGGAATCCGAAGTACGTGCAAAATCCCCGGAAGCTGCCGACAGCTGGCTCTGCACAAACTGATATCGCAACGCCACCTTTTCCGCTTCTGACATAGCCTGGGTAGTTTTTCCAAAACCATTTGCCAGAGCATAGCTGTCAAGCGCTGTCTGGGTCATGACAACACCCAGATCCTTCAGGGATTCTGTTTCTCCTGTAAATACAGATTTCAGCTTTGTGTATGCCTCATCCTGAGAGATATTGTAAAAAGACGCAATATCTCCGGCCAGCCCTGTCAGGGTGCTTCCCATATCATAAGCGGCCTGCTCCGAAAATCCGAAAGCCTTTGCCATGGATCCAAAAGTTCCGGTAAACCGCTTTGCCATGGTCTCCGAGAGTCCAAAGTTTGATGCTGCCGATTTTGCAAATTTATCTACCTGATCCGTCATAGACGGAAACGTCACATCTACAACATTCTGTACTTCCTGAAGATCCGATCCCAGCTCCAGGCACTGTTTTCCAAAATCCACAAGCTTTTTCACGCCAAACGCTGCCGCCATGGCAACCCCGGCCTTTTTCGCAAGCCCCATCACGCCGGACATCTGCTTATGAAATTGTTTCTGATTGACGACCAGGTCCAGCCCGATCTCACCTACACTTGTAGCTGCCATTTGTGTCACCTGCCTCTTTTTGCAAGGACATCGACACAAGGCACTACTTGTCCTGACTAATCTTTATCTCAAATTCTTTTTTACAGTGCCGAGCCTGGCACCGGATGAATATTCCTCTGCATACGGCATCCGCAGTGTACTGTATCTTCTGCGGATGTCCACAATAAGGACATGTCACTTTCTTTTTCTCAATTTTTCACACCTCCTGCCATATTTACAAAAGCCCCCAGAAGGCTGTTCAGCATGTGCATCATATCGTCCATGGATGTTTTCTTTGCACGCCTGTTCCGCCATTCATCCCGGATTCTCTTCTGCTCCTTTGTAAAATGCTTCAATACATCTTTGTCTTCCTCTGCTCTTATGGAAACAATCCGGCCGAGAGCTGTGTCCGGACCCAGGCCAACAAGCAGATCCCGGAATTCCCCCCATTTCATACCTGCCGGCAGTTCCCTGGATAAACGAATCCCGTACTGCGACTGGAAAGATGCTATGATCAGATCAAAGTCACCAGTCAGATCGTAGTACGGGTCACTGCTCTCCCTCTTCGTCCTCTCCCATAACAAGAGCCATAGCTTCCTGGACAATGGTCATCAGAGATTTTGCAGAAAGCTTTTTCTTTCCTTTTTTGATGTTGCAGATCTTCTCCACGTCCTCCAGCTTAAAGATCAGGTTCAAAGCTTCCTCTACTGCCTGGAGCTCTTCTTTGTTTCCAAAAGCTCCCATAAGCCGCAGCATAGTTTCTGCATCTGCATTTACTTCCACTTCCAGAGTACCGATCTGCATCACCGGATTCTCGTCAAAGCACAATTTATCTGTAATATCTACAATCTTTGCCATTTATTTACCCTCCTTCATGGTCTGTTCCAGCTTTTTCATGGACGCTTTCATCATTGCCTGCGATACATCCGATGGCGGTGTGATCGTTGGTTTTCCATTGCTCATCACATCAAATTCCAATGGACCGACTGCCGTAGAATCTCCTGCACCGATATTCGTCACGTTAAACACTGCTTCATTCCAGGATACGGTTGTTCCGTCCGGGAAGATCCAGCCGAAATAGCCTTCCGCCTTTCTTCCATTCAGGAAGGCTTTTCCTGCCACAAAATCATTTCCTTTGTCACTGACATTTCTTTTACCGGTTACTGTGATCGTAATCCCTTTTGCAGTCAGCAAGCGCCGGATCCATCCCTCTGTGTCAAACGGTGTCCACTCCTCTACTCCGTTATCAAAGGATACGGAAAAACTTTCCATATCTGCAATTCCGGTTGCTCCTTCTTTTGCATCCCCTACCTGAAACTGATTTTCATAACAGGGAAATACTCCTGTTTTTTTACCTGGTTCTGGCATCTTCGTTCTCCTTTCTGCATACAAAAGCCGCCTCTATAACCATTTCGTAAACACCGAAATCGTCTGTGCCTACGTCCTGCAGTTCATAAAGCGGCTGAATAAATTTTATCTTTCCATTTTCTCTTGTGACCGTCAAAGCTTCAAATAAGCGTTTCCCGGCCACTTCTGTTTCTGTCTGGGATTTATTCCAGTGTATCAGCAAAGTAATGTATTTTGTCTCGTAGGAGCTCATCTGAGAGCCTCCCAGAGCTACCTTGTACTCATGCGTATGCTTGCTGTTGTAAACCCCTATGGATTTTTCCTGTTTGCCGTCCAGTTTCCCCATGTAAACATGTTCGGAAACTCCCAGCTCGTCCACAAAGTCCCGGATTTCTCTTAATGTCATATCCCTGTCAGCCTCCTGTAAATTTCCTTATATGCCTTTGCTGCAAAATCAGCCTGCGAACCACCCGGAAGCCAGTCTGTATACCATTTGCCTTTTGCGTTTGGATTCTCACCTTTCTGGAAATGATATTCTGGATGAAAATACAATCGTCGTGCATAAGGCGTACTGGAAACAATAGATACTTTTCCTTTGCTGCTGTCTGAATAATCCACGAAAGTGCTTTCATTCTGAAGATTTCCGGTATCAAACGGAAACACCTGCGCCTGCACCACTTCCGTATGCAATGCTTCTGCAGTCTGTTCCAGAGCTGCAACCTGGGAATCTGTCAGTTTTCGGATTACCGGCATATTCAGCTTTACTGAAGATTTCACTTTGATCATACCAGCAGCACCTCCACATAGTTGACCGTTCCATCTGGATTTCTTGCCTTCTTTCCCTGCACAATGTGTCTTTTAACCCCCATGACAGTGGCTGTACCAGAGGATATGACAGGAAGCTCCGGACAGGGATCCGTACTGATCAGAGCTGTTCCTATGATCTGCACCGTCTTTTTCTCTGCAGTATAAATTGTTTTTGCCCGGTCCTGATAGTTGCATCTCCCTGTCCATGCAAATGTAGGAAGGGGCTCTCCATATTCAGAAAGCCCTTCCTGCTCAAACTCCAGAATAATATCTGTCCTGCACAGCTTTTCCGGTACCAATTTGGGGTATCTCATACCATCACCTCAACAAACCGCAGCACAAACCCGTCTGACACAACAATGCATAATCATCTCTTTTCATGGCGATCCCCCTGTCTATAAACACATTCCAGGAGCTGCCGAACTGAGCTGAAACACCATTGATACTGTACGAGCTTAAAACACTGCTGATCTCATCTGCATTCTCATGTTCAAAGTCTGCCAGGCGGCACACAACCTCCCGGATCACATCCTTCTGAAACTCTGTCAGGTTGTCAAATCCACTGCCTGCAATACGGTTATAAGTCAGGGTATCTACATGGCGGGAAGCCTGGATCAGTGCTCTCCTCAGTTTATCTTCCGGAATCAGACTGCCTCCATAGTTGACTTCATAATAGGCCTCAGACGCATACGGTATGTAAGCCACCCTCCTCACCTCATTTCCGGCTTCTTCCTGTTTTGGTTTCAGCAGGTTCTTTTACAGTTTCTGTTTCCGGTTCCAACTCTTTCATGGCCGATTTCAGATTTTCCAGTTCTTTTCTCAGAGCTTCATTTTCGGATTTCAAAGCTTCGTATTTTTCATACGGTACATTCTTCCCGATTCCATAGGCAATGATCTTTCCGTCATCAGAGAGGATATCAAAACCATCATTCTGATAATGTTCTTTCTGCTCTTCTGTAATCGTGTATACCTTATTTCCTTTTTCTGCTCTCATCAGTCCTGCGCCTCCCTATTGATTGCGATACCACAGGACTTTCTTTCGATCAGGAAGGTGTCTGTATAATATCTGTTCTGATATACATACTTATCCGCGGTACGGCTGTCAGTTCCCGGAGTAAACAGCTTCATGTAGGCATATTTGTCACGGGAAATCACACAGGACGGATGTACCAGCATCATATTGATCTGTTTTGCATCTACTGCCGGTGTGCATCCATCCGTAAAATTATATTTTGTCTTAAACCTTGCAGAAGGTACGGGTTTCAGTTTTACATCATCCAGACCGTGTACCTGACGGTTAATGACGCCCGCAGCTCCTACATTCATAGTTCTGGTGATGCCTTCTGCATTTTTCAAAAGCTTCTGCATTGCAGAAGTCAAATACAGGATACGTCCCTCCTGGGGAACAGATTTATCATCCATGGCCGCCATCTGTTCATCAAACCATTCCAGGATATTAGATACCGTAAGGACTGTCTCATCCACAACCGCACCTTTAGACGTATAGGAAGTTGCCTCTGTAAGCAGCTTGGAAAAACGATAACTGTCTTTCTCCGGGATCGCCTGCTCTTCCTCGAAAACGTTCTGGATATTTGCAATCTCCGTCACCAGATTGGTTTCATCCACATCCATAGGATCAATGGCAAACTCAATATCCCTGTCATGAGTGAGCTTTTTCGGCTCCCAGTCATTAGATACTGTACCGGTATTAAATCCCATATTGGTTCTGTTATGGTCCTTGTAACCGGATACCGTTAATCTTGGGATTTTAATTGTCTGGGCATTTATAAACTTGATACCAGGATTGGACTGGGTAAGCTCATAAGATACCATTTCCCTTTCGTATTTCTGTGCCAGCTGTCTCTCAAACTGCTCTGCATATTCATATGCTGCCATATCTTTATTCTCCTTTATTTTTTATTTCCAAAGATCGCCGCCAGCTGATCCTCTGTGGTTGAAGCGCCCTGTCCTCCGCCGGATCCGATCTGACGGAACCCGCTCTGAGAGGTCTGTGTGTTCGGTTTCAGCTGTGGCAGTTCTTCCAGCACTGTGTTTAATGCTGTTTTTAAATTTTCTTTGTTGATGCTTCCTTTTTCATCCGTAGCCTTTGACAGATCCGCCAGTTTCAGCACATAGGGCATGGTTTTCAGATCTACCCCAAGCTCTCCTGCCATAAACATGGCCTCTTTCTCGATATTGGCCTGCTGTGCTGCTGCCCGGGCCTCAGCCGCCTGCTGCTGAAGCGTGCCAACATCCGGAGTATTAGCCGCCTGCTGCTCCTTGTATGATGCGATTGCCTGGTCTACCTGCTCCCTGGTAAGATTCTGCTGTTTAAAATAACCTTTGAGGACACTTTCCTCTGTGGCAGACTGCTTTCCGGCCACAATACTTGCCAGCTTTTCGTAATCAAACTGGAAAGACTGTCCTGTCTGCTGATTATTCTGGGTCTGCTGGTTTCCTGATGCTCCGCTTCCCGGATTGCCGCCTGCAGGATCACCTCCCGATTCCGCAAAAAGCTGCAGATTCATAGGGATTCTCATTGACTTGTCCATTTCTCTTCTCCTTTACAGTTTTTTCGCGCTGTCTGCGCCTGACAGTTTTATGTGTGTCTCACAAAACAGTTGATAACCCGGTGTCTCCGTGTAGTTTAGGCTCTTCGGAGCATAAAAATAAGACGCTTCACCCTGCGCCTCAAAGGGAGATAACTGGATCACCGCCTTTCTACTGATAGCCTCTTACCATTAAAGCAAATCGTATCACCGATTTTGGCTGTCTGGTCATTTATCCTCACCCCTTTCAAGATTTCTGCACCGTCGCAGATACCATACAAAAATTTTACTGTTTTGTAGTCTATGCGGTCTGTCAGCCAGTTTGGAGCCAGCATATCCGCATCTTTGGTTATTTTATATTTTTGTATCATTCTTCTGTATGACAGGTATTTGTGAGTTTCTTATAAACATCCTCATAGAGCTCCTGCTTGTCTCCATTAAATGTATATTCTGCATAGATGCCATCATCAGATACTGTAGTGGATACCAAACATTTGTAATTCTGAAGAGTTTTACAGCTCCAAACAATAAACACATCACCTAAATCAATAGGTGTTTTAGGTCTGTTTTTGTTGTACCACTCCACCAATTTCTTCTGGCATACGCTTTCAAAATGCTTCATTCCTGTAATAATCATAGCTTTTCACCTCGTTCTTTCTTAAAAATGGGTATAAAAATACCACCTGTCATTTCTGACTGGTGGTATGAATAATCTATATTTGCTAAACCAAAGAATTATTGGCGGGTGTGCCCTTTCCCGCATTTCTTTTGACCCAGTAGGTGCGTAGCAGCACAATCTCTACTTCAATAATCCTTTGGGTAAAGCCATTATTACTATATGGACATTATACAATAGCTATTCCTTTTTGTAAAGCATCCCATTTTTTTCTATTAGCTTTTTGAGGTTTTTTTCACGGATTCTGTAAAATGTCATAACAGAATTTTTTAGTTTACTGTCATCCGTTTCAAGAACCACTCGTACTACCACATTCAAGTTTGTTTCCGGTAATTTCTTCACCATAAACACCGTACCCTGATGCTTTATATCTTTTATGATCAGATCTGGAGACGAGACGCTTTCCTCTCCGTATTTTTCAAATAAATCATAATCTTCCGGATGCCGTTCTTTGATGTGATCTATACGCTCATTTGTTACAATAATTTCGTCTGTCTGAATCTTTCCAAATTCTTTTTCAAGTACCTCTATATTTATCTTACCCAAATTCCGTATTTCTGTCACTGAGCTTTCCTCATTCGCACTTTTTAAGTTGATTATACCAAAATCAGCAACTTTTTCAATCGGTTTCGCCGTTAACTCCTTCTGCATTTTCCACTCTTCTCTTCTGGCTGCGTACATTTTCTGGTTTTCCTCATCCAGGGAATTTTTCTCTAATCTCCCAAACCGTTTCTCATACCGCTCTGCGTACTGCTGCCGGACTTCTGCCTTACTCTTCAGGCCAATAGTTTCCAGTTCCTCCTTGGTCCAGGTATCATCCGCTGTAGAGATACCAGGAAAATAAGTGGTATGATTATCTTTGCATCTGGGATGATAAAGTCCATGAGCTACCGCAGTGCTCATAAGTGGATAAGAACCATCTTTCCTGCTTCCGCCGCTCCATACATCATCAATCAACACCTTTCCGCAGAACGGAAGGCACTTCGGACAAGGATTTCCGCGCTTATTTACAATAACCGTATGTATTCCCCATTCCTGACGTTTCACACCCTCGCCCTGCAGGTAAGCACGCTTGCAGGCTGTCCGGATTGCCATATCTGCATAATCAGCTATGGTATGTCTGGCTCCATTGGCATACTCCACGCAATTCAAACCAGCAGAAAGAAAATCCTTTGTTGCCATATCCACAGCTTTTTCGTAGGTTCCGGCTCCGGTATTGGCATATACCTGGGCGTTATAGATTATCTTTCGGTACTGATCGTTGGCCATACGCAGGACTGCCGTCTCAGCCTTTTTCATATCATCCGTAGCAGCTTTTATGAGAGCTTCCAGCTTTCTTTCATTCAGCCTGAAGAACTCTGCCGCAGCCCCTTTGGATATCCTTTTTGCCGGAAAGCCTTTTCTGATAGCCTCCAGAATTGCAATCTCCTGATCCATCTCCCCTTCTGATCTGGCTATGCTGATCAAGGTCTGAATTTTCTTGTTGATATTCTTAAACTGCTGACCGTATTTTTTCTGATTAAGTTTTTTATACTTTTCCAGCGCTTTCAACTGCTCCGCCTGCCACATGGACCATTGCTTTTTCTCGTCAATCTCTTCCTGTTTGTGCCGGCGCAAATTCCGAATCATGGAACTAATCAGCTCATTTTCGATTGCTTCAAAAGCATCTCCGATATCGTACTGGTCATTAATCTTAGGCAACGGGATCACCTCCCGTTTGCATGTACCTTAAACCCCTGGCCCTTAAACTGCCGGATCAGAGCTTTTAGCTGAGTAGTGCTTGTACAATGATCGTTCCTTAATTCTGCATAATCACCTTTTTCCACTGCGTACACTCCCTTTGGAACCTGTTCCTTTGCTATCTGAAGAAGCCCCTGGAACTCCTTCCGGTTCATTCTGTATGTTCTGTTTGCCACCTTTACCTTCATCTGCTCCTCCTATATTCACCTGAAATCCACCAGCTTCCAGATTGACGCCCGGCTCTTCTACTTCTCCGATTCCCAGTTCTTCCTTCAGCCGCTTGATTTCCTCCTGTTTCCAGGTATCGTCCTTATCGTCACCGTAAAGCTCGTCCACTGCTGCATCCACCGACATGATCTGTCCCTGTCGGGCTTTGCTGATCGCCTCTATCTGGGATTCAAAGGACGGGTTTGCGTAATCTCCAAATTCTACCGTCACCTCTACTGGTTTTACCGATTTCCTGTAAAACTCGTTATAAGCTTTTAGTACAGTTTCTACCAGAAGCGGAATATCCACCTGCAGTGCATTGATGATGGTGTCTCTGGTATAAAGCGTAGCCTTTTCTTTTTCTCTCTGCGCCTCACTGTTATCCAGTTTTTTCACATCAATTCCAAGCGTTGACGGACTGATCAGCCCCTGCAGACAGAGATCCAGGGCTGTACAGTAGGATGCCAGATAACTTTCATGAGGAATGTTAGGTTGCTCCACATCAATCATATTCTTGGCATTTTCTGACATATCGTTTCCCACTGCAATAAAACGGTTATCAAAATGGTTGGGTCTCATCAATTCTCCGGTTTCCGGATTTCTGGGGATCAGGCAGTCTGGAATATATTCCTTTGCGCGTCCCATGCGAACCGCATCCATCCATTGTGACCACACCTCATCAAAAGCATCGTAGGAATCTATCTTTTTATCAAAGATACTTTGTCCCCGTTCATCCCACTTTCCGGATTCATAGAACTGGATTGGCACAGCCATCATATATTTCCCTTCCGGCTTATCTGTTCCAAACGCCACATCTACCAGGTTTTCGGTCTGAGGGATGTTTTTTAAAGAAACCTGCGTCTCTCCCCGGTACAGCTCATATGTAATCATTCCGTATCCGTAATGCTCATAGAGAACATAATCCCGGCGGTCATGCCTGTACGCTGTTTTAAACACAATCTCCTTGATCCGTCCACGTTCTGTTACCAGTTCGATCCTGTCTCCCGGATAAAACTCAACGATCGGATACTGGCTCAGCTGTATATCAAAAGATATTTTAAAAGCCCCGTCTCCTATATAGAGAGTTTCTTTCACTGCCTTCTCCAGTTTTTTACGGAATTTATTGTCTTTATCAATCTGTTCCCATAATTCCTGTGTCGCCTGGTCTTTTTCAATCTGGATGTCAAGATCTGCCAGGGTGATTCCTGCCAGAGTATCTACAATCAGTGCCGGAAGTCCTGTATGGATCTTCCTGATTTCCTGTCCCGGTGTGCTCTTGCAGGCCCAGAACTTATACTTATCTACCCCTGTGTCAATCTGGCTGTAAAGCTGCTGCAGTTCCTCACTGTCACCACGGTACCAGATCCGGTTTTTGATTGCATTTGCTTCATAGTCCAAAGGTTCATTAATTAGTATGTTTGTAGGGCTGGCTTCCTGTACATTCAGCCAGCTTCTGATGCCTCGTTTGATATTATTGCTCAAATTTTTAACCCACCTCATTTCTTCTCCTCCTCAAAGCCGATCAGGTGCCTGTAGGGAATCCAGGCGTACTGCTGACTGTTAATTGTATGGTCGTGTCCGTCCTCCGGTTCGTCTTTATCTTCTTTCCAGCTGTAGGAATCAAGCTCTGCCAGATGTTCCATGCAGGTATCTACAACCAGATAACATCCCTGCTGGATCCAGCCAATCTGCAGGTTGATTCGATCCAGAATCGTAACCTTTTTATAGCTGTCGTAAAAACTGTACAGGCAGCCTTTCAGACGCTTATACTTGTTCAGCTCCGTAATCGTCGCCTGATCGGCATTATCAATAAACACATCCCTGGCAAATCCCCAGTCCTTCCGGCACTCTTCCAAAAATGCAATGAATTTTACTGCCGTATCCGAAGGAGCAAGAGGAACCTCCAGTTTCGCATTGTTATAAACCTTTTCTGCCAAGGTAATCAGTTTCCTGTCCTCTGTGATTCCCTGAAACACCATAGCAATGGTATCCGGAGATTTGCTGGAATACGAGGTATCCAATCCTGCTGTAAATTTCTTAAATTTCAGCTTTCCGGATTTCACCTGCTGCCGTACCCACTCAGCAGAAACTACATGCTTCTTCCGGTCAAAGTTCGGAAAGATCAGACCGGTTGCTTTTCCTCTAAGTCCCTCAATCTTATTCTTCCAGATTTTGGTTCCTTTCGGGGTATTCTGTATGATCTTCTGCAATTTCTCCTTTGGAAGTCCTGCATTATCCTTAAAAGAAAAGAACCAATGGACCCAGCCGGGTTTTGGTTCTTCTTTCAGCTCATCTTTAATTTCTTTCGGAGTTTCTTCTTCCCATTCCGGAAGAGGCCTGGAACAGTTGATATACTCTTTGTAAACATCCAGATTCGGATCATCCGGATTCAGAGTTGCCATCAGATAATCACAACGCATGGCAGATTCCCGGACGAAATCTATATCAGCTGTATTGATCTCATCAATGTACAGACATCCATACTGACCGCCAAGAGCATCCTTCCACTTTCGTTTGTTTCCGTAGCCGATTACAAATATGATCTTGTCTCCGGAGGATGTGTGGAACAGAATATGTGGCATCTTATATTCACCAGATCCGTTGCCTTTGTACTCTGCAAGAACTCCAAAATCATCCAGTATACCCAGATCTTTGTTGATGATGTTCTTTTCTGCCGCTCCGGTATCGTCTGCCGCAAGGATATGAAGTTTCTTCGGGCTTTCGGCTACCTTCAGCATAAACTTAAAGAGACCTACTGTAGTTTTTCCTGCTGCCGTGGTCAGGTACCTTCAAGATATTCTACAGGGGCGTCACATCTCAGGAAGGCTTTGTATTTCTCTGATAATATCAATCTCTCAGAACTCATGAAGCTTAACCACCTCCCCGCATCTGTTGAAGCAGATCGTCAAGTTTATTCTTTTCTTCATTAATGCCGGACAGCTCTACTTTGTCTTTGAACATACCAAGATGTTTGCCCAGCAATTCCAGGGCTTTCAATTTGTCAGCCATCTTGATTTCACGTTCCAGCCCGTCCTCACCAAAGGTTTTTACCTTCACCGACTGTATAGCAGCCGTGTCCTCAGGAGCTGCATCCGGCTTCAGTGTTGCCGTATCGGCATCTATCACGTCGCTGGCATTTACAAAAGCAATCTTTGCCAGTTCTGTTACCACCCGATCAGCATTGACACCGGTACGCTTGCTGCGTTCTGCCATGGCTTTTGCAATACGCGCCTGAATGTCAGGTTTTGTCAGGTTTTCACTCCCAATAGATTTTGCTGTATCCGGGCTGTAGCCGGCTCTGATGGCAGCCTGAGTGGCATTCAGGTCAATCAGGTATTCTTCCACAAATCTTTTCTGTTTCTTTGTCACTCAGGTTCACCTCCTTTTGGCTGAGCAGCGGTTTCCAGTATCCATGTACAAGGGTATGGTTTTGTTGCATAATAAAAGCACCCTGGATTATTTCTGAGTGCTGTACTGAATCTTCTTGGGAGCGAACCTCGGACCGAATGCTCTGTCATTTATAAAAATTTTTCAAAACATCCATTGTAACTTCTCCGGATCTCCTGTATCATCTTCTGTATGTTTTATTTTAAATTCACCAATAGATGTTCTATCGTCAGCATTAATAATAGCTAGTTCGCATATATTTGCATCGCAAACAATTTTATCAATCTTTTCTATTTTTTTAGTCATATTGATTACTCCCCTATTAAACAAAGAAAAAGGAGGCAGTTCGACCACCTCCTAGTTTATTTTAATATTCAATCCTAATGTCTATATCCTGATAATTAATTTGGGACGTGAATAAAACAATATCATTTCCATCTGTTTCTAAACCACACACTTTATCATTTACTGTATCAGATGTTTTTGACACTTGCTCAATACAGTCAATTACCTGTTTCCTTAAGTTATTTAATGAATTAATGTACCTTTGACACATTTCAATAGTAACTCCTGGAGGCATCAAAACTTTTACACTCGCATCATCTCTAACTTCCTCTATTTTGTTATAGTATCCATATTCTTTCCCCATGGTAACCAATTTCGCAATGCCATTATCCAATCCTGCTATAACTACATTGTTATCTCTCCCTGCTTTCTGTACTATATTTCTAACAAAATTTACTTTTCTTTCAAATGATGCATCAAAAATCTCTTCCTCTTGATTCCTCGCATTTACAACATCTATATATGTTGCGTATTTTCCAGTAATCCCTACTAAAACATCTTTTCCTAACGGAAAAACTTTTGTAGCTGTTATTGATGTTGGACCATTATCATCATTTGTCTGTGTGTCACCTGCCATAATTATTTTTCCATTCGTTGCGACACAAACTACCAAACTCATACTATATACCTCCCCAATACATTTTCTTTTATCATACAACAAAACACCCCGTATTTCTACAGGGTGTTGTCAAAAAATGTTTTGGGGGTGACGGTCTCTATGCTTTTTTCCTGCAAAGACATTACCGTCTGAACTTGATTCAGCAGCCAGGCTATGAAACCGGCTGCCGTGAGATGAAGGATTAATGATTTCAACCACTAAATCCAGTTTAAATACTATCACAGATTAAGCGAACACTGGCGAACATTTATGAAAATTTTTTATTTTTTTCTAAA